ACCGATTTGACCGCCTACCTGGACGCGCTGGACAGCCTGTGCTCCGGCACCGATCTGGTCAGCGTGGTCACGCCGGAAAAGACCTACCTGGACATGAATGCAGTGCGCTATGACTTTGACCGCTCTGCCGAGCTTGGCACGGACCGGATCATTGTTGACCTTGTGCTGCAAGAAATTTCCCAGGTGGACGCGCAATACTCTGATGAAGCGTTGCCCCAGCGACAGGTCAAAAACGCAGAAGACGCGGACGGGGTGGACCGGGGCAGGCAGCAGGGCAGCGAGGATGTTTCCGTTGCGGAACAAGCCAGACGGAGGCTTGGCCTATGATCCGCGTGCCTCTTGCCGCCCTTCCGGACCAGCGCCTGCAAATCATCCTGGGCAACCAGGACGTGACTCTGCGCGTGTATAGCCGGGGCGGGAACCTCTACACGGACCTTGATGTTTCCGGGGCCAATATCTGGCGCGGGTTCATCGTCCGCAATTCGCTCCCCTGCAAGCTCTACCCCTATCTGGCCTTTGCCGGACAGCTCGTTTTTGTGGACATGCAGGGTGAGGCCGATCCGCAATGGTCCGGTCTCGGCTCCCGTTGGCAATGCCTGTACCTGACGGACGCGGAAGTTTCCGGCTTTTTCCCGGAGCGTAACCCATGAATACCAGCTTTACCCGCAAAATCATTGAAGTCAGCCTGACTCTGGCCAGCGGCTCTTTTTCCGGGGAAGGCGGCAGCGGCAACACAAAGACATGGCGGCTGGGCACGGACTGCGAGATCACCAAGCCGGGCTTGCCGCAGAAGAACACTGCCAAGATTCAGATATTCAACATGCCGCGTGAAGATATGGAGGCTGCCGCTTCCCTGGCCTTCCGCCCCTTGCAGGTGGAAAAGAACCGGGTGCAGGTCATGGCCGGGGATGAAGAAAACGGCCTGACCCTGGCCTTTGCCGGGGATGTGACTGTGGCCGTGCCGAACTTTGCCCCGGCGCCGGACGTGGCTTTTGTGATTGATGCCATAGAAGGCTACGTGGGCAGCGTTACTCCGGCCAACAATGTCTGCCGCAAGGGCGAAGTGCCGGCGGCTGACCTGTTTGCCGAGCTGGCGGCGCGCATGGGGTACGTGTTCATCAATCGCGGGGTCAATGTGCGGCTGCGCAACGTGGCCATGCGGGGCGGCGATATGGAAAAGGCCCAGCGCCTTGCCAGGGCCGCGCGCTGTGAGCTGATCGTTGATGATGGTGAAATGGTGATCATGCCCACCGGCGCCATGCGTGAAGATGCCGGGGGCAATACGCCGGTCTGGTCCGAAAACTCCGGCCTGATCGGCTATCCCTCTTTCTCTCAGCAGGGCATCAGCGCCCAGGGACTGTATGAGCCGATGATCCGGCTGTGCGGACCGCTGCGCATTGAATCTATCGTGCCAAAGGCAACCGGCCTGTGGAAGGTTGCTAGTCTGCGCCACAAGCTACAGGCCAACTATCCCGGCGCTGATGCCTGGTTTTCTTCTGTTGAAGCCGTTTACCCGGCGGGGAAATAGTTATGGCAAAGCCGCAACGCAACACCAACACCGCCGCAACGGATTATAATGCCGTAGATTTCCATATCCGGCGGGGCTTGTCGGAAATCAGCACCGCCGAGCCGGTGCGCGTGGAGGCTGTGGATATTCCAGACCCCACCGGGCCGGTTGGCTTTGTCGATGTATCCCCCCTGACCATGCTGGTGGACGGTGAGGGCAAGGGCATGGCCCAGGGCACGCAGTTCAGGCTGCCGTACCTGCGCATCCAGGGCGGAAAAAATGCTGTGATTGTCGATCCGCAACCCGGCGACAAGGGCCTTGCCGTGTACGCCATGCGAGACACAGAAGCCTTGAAGGAAACGCGCGGCGACAGCGGCCCGGTCAACCCCGGCAGCGGGCGCACTCTGGATCAGGGGGACGGATTTTACCTGGGCGGTTTTCTGAATGGAGCGCCGGAGCGCTGGGTATGGATACATGATGACGGCGTTGAGATTGAAGGCAAAGACAGCTTTCACACCTACGGCAAAATCACGGTGATGAACGCGGAATACGGCTGGGTGGTCAATGCGCCGTCCGGGGCCACGATAAACGGCGATCTGCGGGTCAATGGCTCTGTCTCCTGGACCGGATCGGCCAGCGGGGAAAACGGCGGCCCGGCGAAATTTTCAAGCGGCATAGAGAGCACAGGCGGCATCTCCGACAACGGCAAAGATGTGGGCAGTACGCACACTCACAGCGGTGTGCAGTCTGGCGGCGACAATACTGGAGCGCCGGTATGAAATCCTTGAAGCTGACAGACGGCTGGCGCTTGTCCCTGGACAGCACGGGCAGCCTTGCCACGGTAGAGGGGACGCCCCGCGTGGCCCAGGACGTTGCCAGCTATGGCCGGACTTTTCTTGCGGAGCCTCTGTACGCGGTAACCAAGGGTGTGCCCTATTTTCGCCGCCAGTTGGGGGATTTGCCGCAAAGCGAACTGGTGATCGCCCGCGCCAATGCCGCCGCCCTGGAAGTGCCGGGCGCGGCCACAGCACAAACCACCTTGGGAACTTTGGACGGGCGTACACTGTCCGGTGACATCCGCGTGACCACAACGGACGGGGAGGTATTCCATGTCTCAGTCTGACATCATTTTCACGCCTACCGGGCCGCAGGCCCCGCCAACATCGCAGGTCAAGGCCGCGCAACTGGCCCACTGGCAGGCAGCCTTTGACAATAAGCTGAACCCGGATGATCGGACTCCCCAGGGACAGATGGTGACCAGCCAGACGGCCATCGTCCAGGATAAAAACAATCAGTTGCTCTTTTTGATCAACCAATTCGACCCCACCGTTGCCGAGGGCATATACCAGGACGCCATAGCCCGCATTTACTTTCTTGATCGTCACCCGGCGCGCCCTACGGTGGTATTATGCCGATGCAGCGGTCTAGCGGGAGTGTTCATTCCAGGCACGGACGCTGATCCGCGTCTGGCCCCGGACGGCCCTGCGCTGGTGCGGGATGACGCGGGCAATATTCTTGCTTGTACGGCCTCCGGCACAATTCCGGCTTCCGGTTTTACGTGGCTGCCCTTTGCCTGTCTCACGCCCGGACCTATTGAAATCCCTGCGCACACGGTCACAACCATAGTCCGCGCTGTTCCCGGCTGGGATACTGTAGATAATGAGCACCCCGGCGCTGTGGGCCAAAACGTGGAGAGCCGCGCGGCATTTGAACGGCGGCGCTATAACTCAGTGGCCAAGAATGCCCGCTCCGTGCTTGCCGCCGTATATGCCGAAGTTGGGGGGCTGCCCGGCGTGATTGATCTGCTCTGCCGCCAGAACCGCAAACCCTATCCTGTAGATCGGGGTGGTGTCACGCTGGGGGCGCACTCGATCTATGTGTGTGCGCTGGGGGGAGAAGACGCGGCCATTGCCAAAGCCATCTATGATCGCAATTCAGCCGGTTCCGATTACAACGGCAACACTTCTTTCGACTATACCGACCCCGTGACCGGAGCCGTTGAAACTATATGGTTTCAGCGCCCGGCTGAACTGGCGCTCATGGTGCAGGTGACGCGCCGCCCCAGCAGCGCCACGCCGTCAGATATCGACAATCGCATCAAGTCCGTGGTGCTGGCTGACTTTTACGGAGAATACATATCGCCGGGCGAAACAGCGCCGGTGCATGGCCGGGTTCAGATAGGCGGCACCCTGGATGCCAGCCGCTTTTACTGTCCCCTGGGCCATGCGGGCACTCCCGGCATCATTGCCATCAAAGTAGCCGTTGTCTCTGAAAGCCCGGTCTGGGTGGACACCGTAAACATACCCTGGGATCGCTACCCGGCCCTGACGGCTGAAAACATACAGGTGGTGCAGGGTGGATAACTGGCGCGCCACGCTTCTTTCGCAATACGCCAACTCAGATGAGATGGCGCGACTGATCGAGGGTTTCAACACAGAGGTGGACCCGGCGGCAGAGATTGCGGAGTTTCACCGCAAGGTCTTTGACCCGGCCACCGCTGTAGACTGGGGGCTGGACTGCTGGGGAGATATTGTTGCCATCGCCCGCACTGTGACGCTGGAAGGGAACAATGAGGCTTTCGGCTTTGACGGTTCCGATCTGAATCCCTGGGATCAGGCGCCCTTTTATGCCGTCCAGGCCACAGATAACTATGTGCTGGCAGATCGGGCCTACAGGTTTCTGGTTTTCCTGAAAGCAGCCGTCAATCTGACCGATGGCAGCCTTGCGGATATCAACCGCCTTCTGGCCTGGCTTTTTGAAGGGCGCGGAACCATCGCGGCCCTGCATGTCGGCACCATGCACATGCGCTTTCTGGTGCGCTTCGTCATGGAACCCTTTGAACAGGCAATCATGCAATCGGAAGATGTGCCGCCCAAGCCATCGGGCGTACTCTTTGACTGGTATTACGTGCCGGAACCTACCTTTGGCTTTGACGGCTCAAATCTGCACCCCTTCAACCAGGGCGCGTTTGCCCCAGGAGAACCTGTATATGACTATGATTCCTAACATCCCCCCGGTATTGCCCATGCCCATAGCCATTTTTGGCGATGCAAACGTAATTCCGATAAGCACGCCCCAGGGCAGCGGGCAACTTTCCTTTGAAGCGGGCTTCCCCTTCATTACCCAAGTGCCGCTCCTGGCGGGTGGTATTGCCCCGGCCCGCGCGGACTTCAACGCGGTGATGCGTATGCTTTCCATACACGCCTTTTTTGCCCAGTCCGGCGGCGTGTATCCCTGGGTGGGAGCGGACGCGGACTTCCCCGGATTGAACTATCTGCGGGGCAATCATGTGCTTGGCGATGATGGCCATGAGTATATAGCGAGGCTGCCAAGCGGTCCTGGGGTTCCGGCGGCAGGTGGCGGATTTGTAGGGCCGATAAACCCGGTCATGGATAGCGGGACATATTGGTGGAACATGACGGAAGCGCTGGAGAAAGGTTCTTCCGGCGGTGCCTATGTGGTGGGTGACAGCAAGCTCTGGCGTTTTCGCACGAACCAGCTCCCCGAAGGGTGGTATCACGAAAACGGTGACAGGTTCCCCGAAGGGACAGATGAATACGAGGTGCTGGACTCTTTTACTCCTGAATTCAAGGCCGATAACGGGATCACGCTGTCGGTGATAGGCGGGATAAACACCCTGAGCCTCCCGACTGCCTACTACACGGACGGTCGGGGGATGTTCCGCCGTCCCGGCACTCCCGTGGGGAGTATCGTCACGGACGCGATACGGAACATCACCGGGAGCCTTCCTGGTTTTCTGACATCGAACGGGGGGCCTAACTCCGCAGCCACTAGCGCCTTGTTCTGGGCTGTTGGCCCAACCTCCCAACGTATCGTTCCCACAGGTGCTTTTGATTCGTGGGATCAGTTGGCTGTCAATGCATCCAGGAACGTCCCCACAGCCGCAGAAAACCGGCCTTTGCATGTGCTTCTGACCCCCGCCATTTACCTGGGCACTCCCAAATAAATGGCGGGGGTTAAATTGACATGGATCGGGACAGTCTCAGTGCCGCTGAAATTTGCGCCAAGACGGGCAGAGTTAAAATTGAAACCACGACTATAATTCCCTGTAGCGGTAGGCATTGGTACGGCGTAAGTATTAGCGATTGCCCCTTGCGCCCCAAAAGCCCCTGTGGGAATAGAGCTATCAACCCGTAATAGATTACCCGATGCATCCATAATAGGGAAAAATGTCCCCGTAATCGGCCGCGTTGTATCGTCAACAACGCTCCCCACGGGAGTGACGGGAAAATAAAGGAGAAAAAGTGTCCATAATGAGACCTATAACCGGCAAGGTTGAATTTATTGAGTACCATCTTGGTCCGAAGTTTCAGCCGGAATACTCGAAAGAGGAAATGGAGCGGATGAAGGACATTCGTATGCCTGTCATTGATTGGCAGGGTCTTTTTCTTCGTCCGTCTGAAGCAATGGCCCCAATTGATAAGCCGAAACAGTAAGGAGAATAAAATGCAAAACCACTACTTTGACGCAACCGCCTCTTTCCACCCATATGTCGGCTCTCTGGACGCCAGGGAAGGATCGATAGCGCCGGACAATGCTTTGCGCGTAGACCTTCCTTTTGCCTTCACTGGTGACGGCACCCCAAAAAAAGAAAACG